TAATAACCTTAACTCAGGAACTGTGGCTATCGCTGCTGGTGCATCTTCAGTGGTTGTTACCAACAGCCAAGTGGATGCTAACAGTAAGATTTTTGCAGTAGTGGCGCAAGCTGCGGCTGACGGCACTTTGCTACGTGTTGAACGTATCTTGCCTGCTGCTGGTTCATTCACCATCTACGGTACAGCCAACGCAACGGCTGATACGTATGTAGACTGGATTATCCTGAATCCATCAGGCATGACTGCACAGAAAGCGTAGTAGTTTTTTAGCAGGGCTTCTCACGAGGCTCTGCAATAAAGATTACTGGAGGATATATGGCGACTGCTCAAACCATTGTATATGACGCGCTCAAAGAGATTGGAGTGCTTGGCGAGGATGAAACACCATCAGCATCAATGGCTGACGATGCCTTACGCGCATTGAACCGTTTGATGGAATTGTGGAGTAATGACCAAGCCTTCGCATATGTTGCAAATACAGTGTCACGCGCCATGACCACAGCACCAAGTTTCACCATTGGCCCAACAGGTGACGTTATCGCGGACAGGCCGATTGACATCGAGACTGCAACCGTTGACCTAAACGGCATCACCTATCCTGTAAAAGTCATCAGCAACATTGAATATGACAGCATCACCTATAAGGGCGCATTTGGCTCTTATCCTACATACATTTACTACGCAGGCACAATGCCTAACGGTACAGTGTACACATGGCCTCTGGCCTCTAACTGTACGCTGAATATGCGGGTATTGAACATCGTCAACAGCTTTGCAACCCTTGCTACCACCTTACTCATGCCGCCTGGCTATGAAGAAGCGTTAATCAAGAATCTTGCAGTCAACATTGCCCCTCAATATCCTGGCGTAGTGGTATCACCTATCACTATCAATGCCGCTAGAAACTCATTTAAAGCCCTACAACGCACGAATAACGTTATCCCCTTGCTCAGTGTTGATGGAATGCTTTTAAACCGTCATGGCGGCAATATTGCAGCGTTTATAGGTGGTTACTAATGCGCTATCCGCTATTTGGGATTGGTCAAACCAGCAAATCCGTATCAGTCACGGCTGAATCACGCACTAATCTTTATCTTGAATTTGTGACTGATGAAGATAAAAGCAAGGTGATTGCTTACGGTACGCCAGGGCTTGACCTGTTTACCTCATTTGGCGATACCCCTGTACGCGGTGGCATGGAATTAGGCGACTATAACTATGTAGTGCATCGCGGTACATTGTGGGAAGTGAACAACGCTGCTGTGGCAATTAATCGCGGCACTCTGGACACTACATCAGGCCGTGTCTCGATGACCAACAACGGAAATACATTGCAAATCGTTGACGGTTCATTTGGCTACACCTACAACACGACCACAAACGTATTTACCAAGATTACAGACGTTAATTTTGTACCAGCACAAACTAATACATGGATTGATGGCTATTTCATTACAGACCAGCGCGGCTCTACCGATAAAACAAAGTGGGGCCGTTATTCATGGTCAACCGATGGCCTGACTTACAACGCATTGAACTTTGCATCAGCAGAAGCTAACCCTGACAAGATAGTGCGCGTGTATAACGACAACCGTGAACTTGTTTTATTTGGTGACGTGACCACAGAGTTTCATTCTAATTCAGGCGCATTAGACCTGCCATTTGTACGTCAGGCGGTGATTGAATGGGGCTTGGCTGCGGTCAATAGCGTGGCAAAAATGAACGGCTCTATTATCTATTTAGGCCGTAACCGCATGGGTAAAACACAGGTGCTGGTATTGAATGGCTATACACCGCAGGAAGTATCTAACCAAGAGATAAGCAACACGTTTGACAGTTACGGCGATATATCAAACGCATCAGGCTATTCATATATGCTGGGCGGTCATCCTATGTACGTGCTTAACTTCCCGACTGTGGGCAAGTCATGGCTATACGATGGCTCTACAAATCTATGGTCAAAACTAAGCAGCGGACTGACACAGTCCCAGTATCTGGGCAACTTTGCAAATACGTTTACGGTAGTGAGCAAAGTCCTAGTGTATGACTATGCTAACGGCAACATTTACACCATCAATGCTAACACTTATACCGACAACGGCGCACCTATCGTACGTGAAATGTCATCACGCCATATCTTTGATGAAAAGTATCACTCAATAGGGCGCATCTGGCTGGATATGGAGACAGGCGTAGGGCTGGTGAACGGTCAAGGCTCTAATCCTCAAGTAATGCTGAAAATATCAAAGAACGGTGGCAGGACAGCACCAGTTGAAAGATGGGCAGCACTTGGCAAGATAGGCTCATACATTGCACGTGTGATATGGAATCGTTTAGGTGCTGCGCGTGATTTTGTGGTGACTGCACGTATCACTGACCCAGTGAAGGTAGTGATTATCGGTGCATGGGTAGATATGCTATGAACGTCACACAGCCTACACAGAACCAGCCTGTACAGAACGGTGATTCAGTAGACCGTAACTGGTATTCATTTTTTATCAATGTACGCAATTACATCAACTGGAACTCTCAAAGCGGAACGACTGCTAACAGGCCAACACAATTCCTGATGGTAGGCCAGCAATACTACGACACAACGCTAGGCTATCCAGTATTTGTGCATAGCGTCAGCCCTGTAGTGTGGCATAACGCAGCAGGGGCCGCTGTATGAGCTTTATTGATGCCCTAGCGCACGATTTACAGTTAAGCAATACACATGCATCAGTAGATGATTTTAAAGCGTTTCTGGCGCTCTGTAAGATATGGCAGTATGAATGGGGTGCAATCATGGCACTTGAAAATGATGTTCATATCCATGTGTTTAGCCATTACCGAAGAAAAGTATTTTTAAGAAAGCCGCTCAGAGAAGTGGCTTTTTTTATGTTCAATCAGTTTGAAACAATCACTACATCTATTATGAAAACAAAGCCAGATGCGCTTTTGTTTGATTTGCGTATGGGGTGGAAACTAGACCATGAAGATGAAACTGGATGGTATTTAACGGCTAAAAAAGAGGACTTCAAATATGTTTAATAATAGATTTAATCGTTTAATGCCACATCCAGGCTATAACGATGCAGGAAAGGCTATCGGTGGGATTGGCGCAATAGCAGGCGGTGTGATGGGTTCAAATGCTGCCAGCGATGCCGCAGATGCACAGGCACAGGCGGCAGCAGATGCGGCGGCAGAACAAAAGCGTGAGTATGACCTTAACCGTCAGGACTTGCAGCCATACCGCGAAGCTGGCGCATCAGGTGTTAATAAACTTGCCTATCTGCTAGGGCTTGATACACCAACCAACACAAGCGCATCAGGCAGTTCAGAACAGCCACTGACGCAGCAGGAATGGAATGCTAAATATGGCTCAAATGGTGCATGGGATTGGCGCTCAGAACCTGATATTGCACGTTCACCGATTGACCATAGATTATTTGGTTTCCAGCCTACTAAGCCTAAAAATACCGCATCAAATGGCACATATCAGCAATATTTAGACAAATACAATGCTGACCATAAAGCAGTAGCCAACACGCCACGAGATAGCACGTTCGGCTCATTGCTCAAGAAGTTTGACCAGAATGATTTAAACAATGACGTGGTATATCAGAATGGCCTTAAATTTGGTTTAGACCAGGGCACAGGCTCTATTGATGCGAGGGCAAGGGCCAGTGGTTCAAGTGATAGCGGTGCAGTCCTAAAAGAGCTGACACGCTACGCCAATGACTACGGTACAACGAAAGCCAATGACGCTTACAACCGCTACACCGCAGACAACAACGGCATTTACAACAAACTGGCTGGCATTGCTGGTGTAGGACAGACTGCAACCAATACAGGCGTACAGGCTGGACAGGCATCCGCTAACAACATATCCAACATTCTGCAAAGTGCAGGTAATGCGCGTAGTGCTGGCATCATCGGTGCTAATAACGCATGGTCAAATGCAATGGCTGGAGTGGCGAACCAGAACTGGGGCTATACACCGAATGCTTATGGCAGCGGCCCAGTTGGTACGAATGGTGCAGGCGGCACTGGCATAATCTGGAACTAAGGAAAATATATGGCACTTGATGCGAATATCATACTGGGCGTACAGCCTCCAAAAATCATGAGCGGTGATGAACGTGCTGCAAATGCCTCAAAATTACAGTCTTTGCTGCTTGGCAATCAAGAGGCGCAAATGAAGATGCAGGAGTATCAGCGTCAGCGTGCGGAAGAAGATGCACTCAAAGACTATTACAGAAATAACCCAAATGCCACAGGTGAACAGTTGCGTGGTCAGGGTTATGTGAAGCAGGGCTTTGATGCGGATAAGTTCAAAGGCGAGCAAGCTAAGAATAATAGCGAGATACAAGCCAAAGCTATCGAGACAGCGCACAAAAAAGCTGATTTGTTCGGTCAGGCTGCTGGTTATGTGAAAAACAATCCTACACCTGAAAACGCTCATGGTGCAATTGACCAGTTAGCCAGTATCGGTGCATTAAGCCCGGAGGAAGCAGCGCAGGCACATAAATCTGTACCGCAAGACCCAGCAGGCATTTCAGCATGGGCAGCACAGCACTATGTATCAGCACTGGCAGCCAAAGACCAGTTGCCTAAGATTGATACACAGAATCTTGGCGGCTCTCATGTGACACAATCAGTTGACCCTGTAACAGGTCAGGTGAAAGTGCTTAACACAATGGCAAACTCACAAAGCCCTGACAGTATCGCATCTAATTTCAGGCAGGCTGCTGAAGGTGCTGCAAATCGTGCGGTACAGATGCGCGGTCAGAACTTGGCTGATGCAAGGGCTAAAGAGACTAATCAGCTAGGCAAGGCACCTAATGGCTATCAATGGAGTGCAGACGGTTCAAGCCTGATTCCTATCCCTGGCGGCCCTGCTGACAAAGCAAAGAACATGAACGAATCACAGTCTAACGCTAACATTTTCTATGGCAGGGCCAATGAATCAAACAAAATACTGAACGACCTGCAAGGCAAATACTCAGTAGGTAAACTTGGTGCCAAACGTGGGGCAGAAGGTATATGGGGCATAGGCGGTGCATTAGGTGCGGCTGGTAACACTATGCTTGGCCCTAACGAGCAACAAGTGGAACAGGCACAACGAGATTTTGTAAATGCTGTATTGCGTAAAGAATCAGGCGCATCTATCAGCCCATCAGAATTTGAGAATGCGTATAAGCAGTATTTCCCTACAATTGGTGATTCAGAGCGCGTGATTAAACAAAAAGCAGATAATAGACAGAAAGAATTGGAAGGTTTACTAACTGCGACAGGCAAAGATTCTACAAAGCAAAATTTTATGCCTAAAAATGAATCTATGCCGACTAATACAGGATGGTCAATTAAGAGGGTTCCATAATGGCAAAATTCAGAATCACAGCACCCGATGGAACAAACTATGAAATTACCGCGCCCGATGATGCTACAGAAGAACAGCTAATCTCTTACGCACAATCACAATCAAAAGCGCAGCCAACTGCACAGCCTGCAAAACTCAAGCAAGTATCATCCCCTAACTGGATAGAAGATAAATTGGCTAAACTGCCAAATATCATATCACCTGAAACAGAAAGCAAAGTAAAGAGCTTTGTTGCTGGCATGGCAGACCCTAGTGTAGGGGCGTTCCAATTAGGGGCAAACCTTTTAGGGCAGGGTGATAGAGTAAACAAGGCTATTGCTAACAAAGAATCTGAAATCAATACAGACCGTAATGCAGTTGGCAGGGATGGCGTGGATTGGCTTAGATTGGCTGGTAATGTTGGAAGCCCTGCAAACCTCATCATGGCTTCACGTTTTGGACAGGCTGCAACTACAGGTGCAAGGGCTTTGCAAGGCGCTCAAGTTGGCGCAATTGGTGGATTAACTGCCCCTGTTACTAGCGGTGATAACTTCTTTGGCACTAAAGCCATGCAGACAGGAGGCGGTGCTGTAGCTGGTGCTGTAATGGCTCCTGTAGCTGGCAAACTTGCCGATGTTGTAGGCAATGCGGTAAACAAGCTTAAATTGTCTAACTCAGCTAATGTAAGTCAGGCTGATGTTGATAAGGCTATTACTAATGCGCTGACAGAAGTTAAGCAGAATATTAATGATATTGACCCTACTATCCTGCAAAACATACGTCAGCAAGTAACAGACAGTTTACGCGGTGGCAAAAATCTAGACGTTGCATCTGCATTCCGTAAAGCTGATTTTGATGCATTAGGCATGCAAGGCACAGAAGGGCAGATAACACGCGATCCTATCAAGTTTGCGCGTGAAATGAATCTGCGTGGCGTAAATGGCGTGGGGGAACCTATCCAGATGCGCTATGACCAGCAAGCACAAATCCTGCAAAACAAGGTAGGTGCATTGAAAGATGGCGCATTGGAAGCATACCCTGCTGGTGCTCAACTATCAGGCACATTAAAGACCACTGATGAAGCATTGAGAAAGAACGTTACTAATCTTTATACGCAAGCACGTAATTCTGCTGGCAAGGATTTAGATGTGCCACTTCAAAACTTGGCGCAGGACTATGCTGATGTATTAGACAACTTTGCTGACAAGGTTCCTGCTGGTGTTCGTAACCAGTTTAGACAATTAGGGCTTGAAGATGGCAAACAATTAAAACAGTTCACCATTGAAGGTGCTGACAAGATTCTTAAAGTTATCAGCGATAATAGGGGCACAGACCGTGCAACTAATCTAGCGTTGGATAAGTTGTCTCAGTCAGTCAAGAATGCAGTATTAAGCGTTGATTCATCTGGTGGCCCCTATGCCCCAGCAGTTAAAGCTGCGGCAGAACGTTTCAGAATGCAAGATGCTATTCCAGCACTAAAGGCGGCATCCAATGGCGATATAGCACCCGATGATTTTGTGCAGAAGTTCATTGTCAACGGCAAGACAGAAGAAGTCAATAAACTGGCATCTTTGCTGAAGACTACTGATAAGAGTGCATATGACCAAGCAAGGGCGCAAATAGGCGCATCACTGTATAAGGCTGCATTTGGTAACAACGCTGCTGGTGATAAGGCGATTGCTGCTGAAAGATTCGGCAATGAACTTAACAAGTTTGGTACAGATAAGCTTGCAGCATTCTTTACCAAAGATGAAATTAGTCAGTTAAAGACAATTGAGCGTGTGGCGGCATATCGTGGCAGTACACCATCAAATGCGCCTGTAAATTACTCTGGCACATCAGCAGCACTTGTGAATTTATTAAAAAAGATTCCTGGCGTTCCTGCTGTGGTTTCACTCGCTGATGCGGCTAAAACTACCATCAATAACGGCAGTGCTGTTAAGTCTGCGCTGGCGGCTAATGTTCCAACGACTGCTGCTACCGTTGACCATAAAGTATCTAATCTTCTTTCCAAGCTTCTTGTTGGCGGCACTCTTGGGGTTACGTCTGGGGCTGTAAGACAATAGAAAGCCGTATAAAGCTACACCAACGACAGATGCAATACCTTGTAATGCTATTTGTGTGAATTCCATAGCAACCCCTAGCCGCCTTAGTGCGGCTTTTTTATTGGATAAAATATGTCTGTAAATCTATCACCGATATTCAACGGCACGCAATTTAAAAGTGACGGCACACTAGCCTCTGGCTATAAGATATACACTTATGCAGAAGGTTCAAGTACACCGTTAGCCACTTATACTACATCGTTAGGTGACGTACCGCAAGCTAACCCGATTGTACTAAATGCAAGGGGTGAGCCATCAAGCCAGATATGGCTGACTTCAGGCGCAGGCTATAAGCTTGTATTAACTACCGACTTAGGCGCGATTGTTGTAACTGAAGATAACATCAGGGGGGTGAATGATACAACATCTAGCGTTGACCAATGGCTTGTAAGCGGCTTAACGCCTACTTATGTAGGGGCCACACAGTTCACCTTAGTAGGTGACCAGACCACAGCATTTCACGTAGGCCGAAGAATCAAGCTGCTGGTATCTGCTGGCACGATTTACGGTACTATCACAGCAAGTGCTTACGGGGCCGTGACGACTATTACAGTTAAGACCGATTCAGGCGCAATTGATGCAGGTATCAGTTCCGTCAGTGTTGGCTTGATTACTGCGACTAATGGCTCATTGCCGACAATCAATTATTCACGTATGACAGTTGCAGCGACTGCCACGACCACGCCACTATGGGCCAGCACCAATGTACAGGACTGGTCAGGCACGCCAACTATTACCGCATTCCCTGCGGCATCACAGGCAGGCTCACAGCGCATTGTTTACCCTGCGGCTGGCACTATCATCACACATGGCGGCAGCATCAGCGTACAGGGTTCAGCAAACTACACGACAGAAGCAGGCGATGAGCTGACTATCACAGCAGTCACCACTTCAACATTTACAGTTGCAATCAAGAAAGCTAGTGGCTATGCAGTTACACAGCAAATCATATCAAGCAAAATTCAGCCTATCACAGCCATCGTAGGTTCAAGTGCGCTCACAATCACATTAAATGCCACTAACATTGATTTCAGGTCAGCAACATTAGGTAGCGGTACAGTCAACACTAGACAGATTGCCAGCCCTATCAGCGTAGTGGTTTCAAGCGGCTCAACGCTAGGCACTGTCAGTGCAACGCAGTCATTGCTTGCAGTGTTGGCTATTGATAACGCAGGCACAGTTGAGTTGGCAGTAGTCAACCCTTCCAATGGTTTGTTACTTGATGAAACTACATTGATTAGCACAACGGCAGAAGGCGGTGCAGGCGCGGCTGATAGTGCAAACGTAATCTATTCAACCACAGCCAGAATAAGCGTTCCATTTCGCATTGTTGGCTATGTTGAATCAACACAGGCCACAGCAGGCACATGGGCTACTGCACCTAGCAAAATTCAAGGTGCTGGCGGTACTGCATCTATTGCTACAGTTATGAATGCTCAAGGTGCGGCCCCAATGTTTGCTTGTCGCGCATGGGTAAACTTTGATGCAACACGCAACGCATCAGGCGGCGTAGATTCAGCTAATACAAACAGGTTCATTAGGGCCAGCGGTAACGTTACCAGCGTATTGAAAACAGCGACAGGTACATACGAGGTAAATTTTACAACCGCTATGCCTGACACGAATTATTCATTCAGCGGAATTGTTGAAGACAATTCAACCACTGGCGATAGCTATCTTGGCATTGCTAATAACAGCACTCAAACAGTATCAACGTTAGGCGTTAAGGCATTTTCTGCATCGGTATCATTTGATTCTGCAAGGGTAACAGTTCAAGTATTTAGATAAGCCCATCAAGAGGCACGAAATAACAACAATAAAAACCATGACCAGAAAGGCCACTAATGGAATATTTAATCGCAGTCAAAGCGTGGGCAGGCGCAACTATACCAGCCGCTATCGGTTCACTTCTCTCACTCTACGTTAGCAAGGAAAAAACAGCAGCGATGAAACGCTGGGAACTGTTATTCGTGTTCTTATCAGGGATAGCTCTCGCGCATTACATTGGTGGTGGTGCTATTGAGTACAGCGAG